CCAGTGTTCGCCGCCACGAGGCTGCTGTGCGACGCGGTTGCGCAGACCCCGCTGCACGCCTACTCCGACTCTGGCCGGATGTCCCGGCAGCCGGCGTTCCTGACCTCCCCCTCCGCGCGTGGTACCCGCTACGACTGGATGTACCGGCTGACCTACAGTTTGCTGATCCGCGGGAACGCCTTCGGTGTGATCACCGGGATCGGCGCCGACGGATGGCCGACCAGCGTGGAGTGGCTGAACCCGGCGGACGTGTCGGTGATGGACGACGACGCCACCCTCAACCCGGTGTTCATGGTGGCCGGTCAGCCGGTCGCTGAGGGCGCGATCCTGCATATTCCGGCGTTCCCGCTGCCCGGCAAGGTGCTGGGGATGTCGCCGTTGAAGGCGTTCGCCACCACCACCGAGGTCGGATGGCAGGCAATCCGGTTCGGCCGGGACTGGTTCCGCAACAACGGCAACCCCGGCGCGGTGCTGCAAAACACGAAACTGGACACGATCCCCAAGCCCACCACAGATGTGATCAAGGCCCGATTCAAGGAGGCGGTGGCGGCGCGCGACCTGCTGGTGGTGGGCCGTGACTGGGAGTTCAACTCGGTGTCCATCCCCGCCGAGGAGTCGCAGTTCCTCCAGACGATCAAGGCCAGCGCCAATCAGGTCGCCGCGATCTACGGTGTGCCGCCGGAGCGCATCGGCGGCGAGGCCGCGTCCAGCCGCTCATACGCCAACCTGGACATGGACCTGCGCTATGTGCGGTCCACGTCGGTGGCCGGGTGGCTGACCCAGATCGAGCAGGCCATGACGAAACTCGCCCCGGGCCGCCGCTACGTCCAGTTCAACATGGACGCGAACATCCGCGCGGACACGCTGACCAGGATGCAGGCCCACGAGATCGCGTTGCGCACCGGCATCGAAACCCAGGACGAGGCCCGCGCGGTCGAGGACAAGGCGCCGATGACCCCGGAGCAGCAGGCCGCGTGGCTGACCGCCTACGGCCCGAAGCAGGCGCCGGTGGCCACCCGCGAGGTGCAGCAGTTGCAGCCGATCGTGGTGCAGCCCGGCGATGTGGACGCCCGGTCGTACACGTCGGTGGAGGCGCCCCCGGCACCGCCACCGCCGCAGATCCACAACCACGTCGCGCCGCCCGAGGTGCAGGTGGACATCCAGCCGCCGGGCACAGTCGCCTACTCCGGTAGCGGCGCGCAGCGTAGGGACCGACTGCAATGACCGCCGATCTGGTCACCGGCGGACTAGGTGGCGACGGCCCGATCGTCACCGCCGGCCTGGGCACGTCCGAACCGGCAGCGCCCGGGTCTATACGTGCCACCCTGACCGGCGCAGGGGCGCTCACAGCGACTCTCACCGACGCCAACGCGACCGGGCCGGACCCGACGGTGGGCAGCATCGCCCGCCTCGGCGGGTGGGCCGTCCCGCCGCCTGTCACCCGACCCGCCGACATCGCCGCCACCCTGACCGGCGGTTCGACCCTTACCGCCGACCTGACCGGGGTCGACCGTGACGCCGAAACCGTCCTGCTGCTGCTCGACCTCGAACTGATGCTCACCGAAGGAGCGATGCTGTGAAGTCCCCCGAGATCCGCACCGTGCGTGAGGCCGCGGAGTTCCGCGCCGGCGCCAAAGGTGGCGGCATGATGGTCGGCTACGCCGCCAAGTTCAACAAGACCTCCCGCAACCTCGGCGGCTTCGTGGAGCAGTTGGCGCCGAGCGCGTTCAACAAGTCTCTGGCCGACGGTGTGCGGGTGATGGCTCGCTACAACCATGAGGCGCTACTCGGCACCACCGACGCGGGCACGCTGCGGCTGAGTGTGGACGACATCGGCCTGCGCTACGAGATCGACATGCCCGACACCACGACCGGCCGGGACGTGTCGGTGCTGGCCTCGCGCGGGGATGTGCGCTTCTCCTCGTTCGCGTTCCACGTCCACGCCGACGGCGACGAGTGGGGCTACACCGACAACGACTTCCCGCTGCGCACCCTGCGCAGCGTGCAACTGGTGGACATCGCGCCGGTGGACGACCCCGCGTACTTGGACACCGAGGCGGGCCTTCGCAGCCTCGCCGACTCCTGCGGGCTGGACCTGGCCGAGGTGCGCTCGTTCGCGGCGCGCAACGACCTGCGCGCCCTGCTGAAGAAAGACCTCGAGGCCCCGGCCGCCGAGGAATCACAAACCCCCACCGCCGAGCAGGACGACCGCTCGGCGCTGGATGTTGCCCGCCGCCGCCTGGAGCTGCTGCGGGTGCCCCGCTGACCGACAGCCTGACCGGCATCGGTACGCGAACACCCCCACCACATCTAAACGTCCAAGGAGGACACCATGAGTCTGGTCAAGCAGATTCTGGAGCAGCGCGCGACGGCCTGGGAAGAGGCCAAGGCGATGCTCGACACCGCAGAGGCTGAGGGACGTTCCCTCTCCGCTGAGGAGACAGGCAAGTTCGACGCCATCAACGGCACCATCAACGCGCTCGACGAGCAGCGTGCCAAGATCGAGGACGCCGAGAAGCGCGCCAAGGACGCATCCGAGGCGATGGAGCGGGTCAACGCCGCACCCAAGCCCGACATGCGCGGCGACGCCGACACCGACGACAAGGTCCGCGCGTTCCTGCGCGGCGATGTCCGGTCCTACGACACCAACGAGGGCCTTCCCCCGGTCAACTTCCGTGACCTGACCAAGGGCAGCGCCACCGCCGGTGGCAACACCATCCGCACCGGGTTCCGCGAGCAGTTGCTGGAGCACATGATCGAGGTGTCCGGCGTGATGATGGCCGGGCCGACGGTGCTCAACACCACCTCCGGTGAGTCCATCGAGGTGCCGATCACCACGTCGCACGGCACCGCCGCGCTGACTACTGAGGGTTCGGCGATCTCCGAGTCCGACCCGGCGTTCGGCAAGCGGACCTTGGGAGCGTACAAGTACGCCACCTTGGTGCAGGTCAGCCGCGAACTGGTGGACGACACCAGCGTGGATCTGCTCGGCTACATCGCCCGGCAGGCCGGTCGCGGGTGTGGTAACGCACTGGGCACCGACCTCGTGGTTGGTAACGCCTCCTCGAAGCCCTCGGGCATCGTGCAGACCGCATCGACCGGCGTTACCGGCTCCGCGTCGGTGTCGGGTGCTTTCACCGCTGACAACCTGATCGACCTCTTCTTCTCGGTCATCGCGCCGTACCGCAACAGCCCGTCCTGCGGATGGATGATGAAGGACACGACGCTGGCGGCCGTCCGCAAGTTGAAGGACACCACCAACCAGTACCTGTGGCAGCCGTCGATCCAGGTCGGCGTGCCGGACACTCTGCTGGGCAAGCCGGTCCACACGGACCCGAACGTGGCCGCGGTGGCACTGTCCGCCAAGTCGGTCATCTTCGGGGACTTCGCGGCGTACTTCGTGCGGCTCGCCGGTGGCGTGCGGTTCGAGCGCAGCGATGAGTACGCCTTCAACGCCGACCTCGTGACCTTCAAGGCCGTGGTTCGTGGTGACGGAATCCTCGCGGATCAGACCGGGGCGGTCAAAGTTTTCCTTGGGAATGCCGCGTGATCCAGTTTGGTAGCGGTAGAATCTACATGTAAGAAGTGCCCCGCCGGAGCGCCAACTCCGACAGGGCTACTGACCACCTCCGTGAAAGGAAGGTCAGCATGTCGAATGCTACCGAATCATCTGAGCAAGACAAACCTGCGACCGAGTCCGGACGGCGTCCGTCGCCCGGACTCGGTCTGCGGGAGTGCCCTGTATGTGGCAAGAAGTTCCAACCGTATAGAGCGTGGCAGCGAGCATGCTCGCGCAAATGCCGCGAACTGTCCCCCGTAGACCCAGCGCACTTAATGCCCGTTCCGTTCACCTGCAAGCGCTGCGGTGCGGGCTGCGTCGGGTACGCAACAGGCGGCGGTGGAAGGTACTCGTATTGCGACGAGTGCAAACCGATCGTCAGGCGCGAACAGCTGGATCGCAAGAACGCCGCCCGTAACAAGCAGTTCGCATTAGACCCAGTCCGCCGTGCCGAGCGCAAGCGAAAAGGTATCGAGCGGTACGGGATCTCGCAGGAGCGCTACGAGGATCTGCTCGCAATGCAGAGCGGAGCGTGTGCCATCTGCGGGCGCCCGCCCTCAGGTAAGGGACCTAGCGGCCAGCGACTACATGTCGATCACGATCACCGCTGCTGCTCGGGTACCAAGAGTTGTGGCGAGTGCGTTCGCGGGCTGCTGTGCAGCAGTTGCAATATGGCGATCGGGTACCTGCAAGACGATCCTGCTGTCATCCAGGCGGCGGTTGATTACCTGCGGTCGTTCTGATCGCACCAACAACTAGGGCGGCGGGTCGACCTCTCGCGGCCCGCCGTCCGACACTAAAGAGGAGACCACCACATGCGCGTGACCATGCGTGTCCCGATCAGCGGCAGCCGCAACGGCGAGGACTGGCCTGCCGTGGGCGAAGCCATCGACCTGCCCGCCGACGAGGCGCAGCACCTGTGCGACGCCGGTCTGGCCGTCCCCGCTGCGGCCCCCGAACCGGAGAAGGCCGCAGCCCCCAAACCTCGGGCGAAGAAGCCCGCCGCAGAGTCCCGGTAGGAGCCTGCCGTGCCGATCGTCGTTCCCGACGCGCTGCTGACCGTGAGCCTGTTGGAGGAATACCTCCAGCGGTCGATCGCGGCCAAGGACGAGGCCAGTGCCGACGCTGCGGTGACGCACGCCCGCGCGCTGGTCGTGCAGCGGATCGGGTTCGACCCGGCGACGGCGACGGTCACCGACTACACGGTGGACCCGCCTGTGCAGACCACCTGCGACGACGAGGACATCCTCGCCGCCCGTGCGGTGGGCCTGCGGATCGCCGCGCAGTGGTTCACCAACCCGCAAGACCGCGCCAGTTACGCCGGTCCTGAGGGCCTGTCGTACACGGCCAGCCCGCAGATGCTGTCCAAGATCATGTCGGACGCCGACCGGGTCGTGCTGGAGATGATCCAACTCAAGTACGAGCCGGGCTTCTGATGGACACGGCCACGGTGCAGGGCCTGGGCAACGTCGAGCGCCGCCTGGACACGGTCGCCGAGGCGGCCAGCGACATCAGCCCGACGTTCCGTGAACTCGGCGACAAGTTCGCCGCCCGCCAGGACACCGTGTTTGACACCAACGGCTGGGGCAAGTGGGCGCCGCGCGCACCGTCCACCATCGCCGAGGGTGTGTCCCCGCTGGTGCAGACCGGCATCATGCGCGACGGGCTGTCCGGCGACTCGGCCATCTGGCGGGGCAAGAATGCTGCCGCGTTCGGTGGCCGCAGGGCCGACCGCCGCGTCTTCAACATCGCCGTCTTCCACGCCTACGGCACGTCACGGATGCCCGCCCGGCTGCCGGTGCCGACGCTGCGCGCCGCCGAGAAGCGGGAGTGGATCGACGTGGTCCGCGACCACATGCGGGAGGCGATCCGGTGAGGGGTCACGAGTACATCCGCGAGGCGGTGCGCACCCACCTGGAGGCCACCGTCCCGGCCCGGCTGACGGCGCACCTGACCGCCAACAGCCTGACCAGCCCCGACCCGGCGGCGCTGACGTTCCTGCTGGCCGACGGCCTACAGGACATCACCGACTTTCCGGCGGTCATCGTCCGGTCCACCGACTCGTCCGACGACACCCGCACCGCCGACGGCACCTGGCAGATCACCTACGACATCGAGGTGATCGTGGCCTGCGACCATCGCATTCACGGCGACGCGGAGGCGGCCAGCAAGGACCGTGACCGGCTGCTGCTGGCGGTGCGCGAGGCGGTCTACAGCGTGGTCGGTCTGACCGACGACATCGACATCGCCCCGCGTAAGCGCCCCGAGCAGACCGGCGCCGCCTCCGAGACCCGCGCCGGGGTGCCGCTGGCCGCCGGAACCCTGAAGTTCACCGCGCGGGTGCTGGAGACGCTGGCCGACCTTGACCCGCCGGAGGACGCCGACACCGTCGATCTGTCCGTGGGCGGCTACGCAGCCAACCAGACCCTGCCCTAACCCGAGGAGACGCCCCGTGTCCCGCATCACCGTCACCGTGCCGTCCGGCACGGCCGAACCCGCACCGGCGCCCGCGCCGGTCAAGCCGCGCACCACCACGAAGAAGGAGTCCAGCGATGGCTGATCGCATCACCGTCACGACCGGCACCGTTGCCGGCGTGCAGTCCCCGGCGGGTCCGCGCCTGGCGAGGTTCAT